TACAAAGGAGACGAAGTTGAATATAATCCAAGCTGGGCAAGTGGCTGTGGACGAACTTATTAAAGTTGCTAAAGAACCTATTGTAGACTCAGAAGATGATATAAGTGCTGATAGATTAAAAAATGCTGCAGCTACAAAAAAATTAGCAATATTTGATGCTTTTGAAATACTTAAACGTATACAAGAGGAAAAAGATATGTTAGAGGATAAACCTAAAAAAGAAAATAAACAAAAAACTTTTAAAGGTTTTGCAGAAGGAAGATCCAAATGAATAAAGAGCACGAGTTAATAAAGATATTAAAAGATTACGTTAAACCCAAAGTTTTAGCTAGAAATAATAGATATAAAAAATGGGAGTATGGTTATAACGAAGACCATGACTTTGTGGTTATAAGCAAAACAGGTGAGATAGGTGAGATATATGAAATACAAAATTTAAAAATAGCTTTACCAAAACCTAAAGATATATATAAGTTTAAAGATAATAAATGGGGTAAATCTGAATATCCTAAAGAATTACAAAGAATAAAAACTGTTTATGATTTTAAACAATATCCACAAGAATTTAAAGAAGAGTGGTATGATTATATAGATAATGAGTTTACACGTAGAGAACAAGGTTTTTGGTTTTATAACAAAAATATTCCTACTTATATTACAGGTACCCATTACATGTATTTACAATGGTCTAAAATTGATGTAGGAGCTCCAAACTTTCGTGAATCAAATAGATTATTCTTTATTTTTTGGGAAGCTTGCAAAGCAGATACAAGATGCTTTGGTATGTGTTATTTAAAAAATAGACGTTCTGGTTTTTCTTTTATGGCATCGGGAGAAGTTGTTAATTTAGCAACAATATCTAGTGACTCAAGATATGGTATATTATCAAAGTCAGGTCCTGATGCAAAAAGTATGTTTACAGACAAAGTGGTACCCATATCAGTTAACTATCCGTTCTTTTTTAAACCAACACAAGATGGTATGGATCGTCCAAAAACTGAACTTGCATACCGTGTTCCAGCTAGTAAATTTACTAGACGTAAATTAACAGCTCCAACAGATGAAACATTACAAGACGAACTTAAAGGATTAGATACTACTATTGATTGGAAAAATACTGGAGATAATAGTTATGATGGTGAAAAACTAAAACTTTTAGTACATGATGAATCTGGAAAATGGGAACGACCTAATAATATATTAAACAATTGGAGGGTTACAAAAACTACTTTACGATTAGGTAGTAGAATAGTTGGTAAATGTATGATGGGTTCAACATCAAATGCATTAGATAAAGGAGGCGATAATTTTAAAAAACTATATTATGATTCAGATGTTACCAAAAGAAACCGCAATGGACAGACTCGCTCAGGACTCTATAGTTTGTTCATACCTATGGAATGGAACTACGAAGGATACATTGATTCTTATGGATTACCTGTATTCAAAAATCCAGGAGAGAAAGTTTTTGGACCATATGGAGATGAAATTAAAAACGGTGTAATTGATTATTGGCAAAACGAAGTTGAAGGTTTAAAGTCTGATCAAGATGCTTTAAATGAATTTTATAGACAATTTCCTCGTACAGAGCAACATGCTTTTAGAGATGAAACAAAAGAAAGTTTATTTAATTTAACAAAAATATATGAGCAAATAGATTATAACGAAGAAGTTAAAATGTCTGGGCTTGTAACACAAGGTGGTTTCCAATGGCGTAATGGTATAAAGGATACAACTGTAGAATTTATGCCAAGTAATAATGGTAGGTTTAAAGTAAGTTGGATACCTGAAACAAATATGCAGAATAGATTTTTTGTTAAAAACGGTATTAAATATCCTGGTAATGAACACGTTGGTGCGTTTGGTTGTGATAGCTATGATATATCAGGAACAGTTGATAGATCTGGTTCAAACGGAGCTTTACATGGTATAACAAAATTTAGCATGGAAAATGCACCACCAAATAGAATATTTTTAGAATATATAGCTAGACCACAAACAGCTGAAATATTTTTTGAAGATGTTTTAATGGCTATTGTTTTTTACGGTATGCCAATATTATGTGAAAATAATAAACCTAGACTTTTATATTATTTAAAACGTAGAGGTTATAGAGGGTTTAGTATGAATAGACCTGATAAAGTTTGGAACAAATTATCTGTTGCTGAAAAAGAAATAGGTGGTATACCAAACTCAAGTGAAGATATAAAACAAGCACATGCAGCAGCTATAGAAAGTTATATTGAAAATTATGTAGGAAATTTAGGTGATAATTATGGTGATGTATATTTTCAAAGAACTCTTGAAGACTGGGCAAAATTTAATATAAATAATAGAACTAGATTTGATGCTTCTATTAGTTCAGGATTAGCTTTAATGGCTTGTAATAAAAACCTATATAAACCAACTCAAGAAAGAACAATAAAATCAATTGATCTTGGTATTAAAAAATACGACAACAAAGGAATAAGATCTAAAATAATATAAATAATGAATATTACAAAAGGTACTAAAACCTCTTTCCCTAGCCAAGCAGTTAGTGACGCAGAAAAAATGAGCGCTGAGTATGGTGTTAAAATTGGTAATGCGATTGAACACGAGTGGTTTAATACTACGGGTAGTTCCAATAGGCATGCTAATTATAAAAACTCTTTTCACTCTTTAAGATTATATGCTAGAGGAGAGCAGTCTGTACAAAAATATAAAGATGAATTATCTATTAACGGTGATTTGTCTTATCTTAATTTAGACTGGAAACCGGTACCTATTATACCTAAATTCGTAGATATAGTTGTAAACGGTATGGCTGATAGATCTTATGATATTAAAGCTTATTCTCAAGATCCTGCTTCAATACAAGAAAGAACAAACTATGTAGAAAAAATGGCTGTAGAAATGAACTCTAGCCAGTTTAACGAAGACGTTTTTGAAAAGTTTGGTATGGATATAACTGAAGTACCTAAAGACAAAGTACCTTCTTCACCTGAAGAATTAACTCTTCACATGCAACTTGACTACAAACAAAGTATTGAAATAGCTGAAGAAGAAGCTATTAATAGTATTTTTGATAAAAATAAATATGAATATTTATTAAAAAGAGTAAATAATGATTTGGTTGTTTTAGGTATAGGTGCATTAAAAAACTCTTTTAATAAATCAGAAGGTATTAAAATAGAATATGTTGATCCAGCTGATTTAGTTTATTCATATACTGATTCACCTTATTTTGATGATTTATATTATGTTGGTGAGGTAAAAGAAGTATATGCCAATGAACTTAAAAAAGAGTTTCCTGAAGTTACTGATGAAGATCTTGAGCAATACGTAAATCATGGTAACATACAATCAACAAACAATGTTACTAATAAAAAATATAATGATAGCAACTCTGTAACAGTTTTATATTTTGAATATAAGACGTATATGAGTGAAGTTTATAAAGTAAAAAATACTAGTAGCGGTGGTCAAAAAGCTATAAAGAAAAATAGTAGTTTTAATCCACCTAAAAACGAAGACTATCAAAAAGTAGAAAGAGTTATAGAAGTAGTATATGAAGGAGCTAAAGTACTTGGTTCAAATAAAATATTAAAATGGGAGCTAAAGAAAAATATGGTTCGTCCAAAAGCAGATACTACAAAAGCTTTAATGAGTTATAATATATGTGCACCTAGACTTTATGAAGGTAGGGTTGATTCTTTAGTTAATAGAATAACTGGCTTTGCAGACATGATACAGTTAACGCATTTAAAATTACAACAAGTAATGTCTAAAATGGTACCAGATGGTGTTTATTTAGATGCTGATGCTTTAGCTGAAATAGATTTAGGTAATGGAACTAATTATAATCCTCAAGAAGCTTTAAATATGTTCTTCCAAACAGGTTCTGTTATTGGTAGATCAATGACCCAAGATGGTGATATAAACAGAGGTAATAGACCAATACAAGAGTTAAGCACTAGTGCTAAAGGTGGTAAAATACAAAGTTTAATACAAACTTATAATTACTATCTGCAAATGATGCGTGATGTAACTGGTCTAAATGAAGCTAGAGATGGTACAATGCCTGATAAAAACGCTTTAGTTGGAGTACAAAAACTAGCAGCTGCAAATAGTAACACAGCTACAAGACATTTATTACAATCTAGTTTGTATTTAACATTATCTACTGCAGAGTGCATAGCTATGAGAATATCTGATGTTATAGAATATTCACCTACAAAAGAATCGTTTATTAAAAGTTTAGGTAAATTTAATGTAGCTACATTAGAAGAAATGTCTAACTTACATTTACATGATTTTGGTATATTCTTAGAATTAGCACCTGATGAAGAAGAAAAAGCTATGTTAGAAAATAATATACAAGTTGCTCTTCAACAACAAAGCATAGAGCTTGAAGATGCTATTGATATTAGAGAGGTTAGAAATATAAAACTAGCTAATCAACTATTAAAAATACGTAGAAAGAAAAAACAAGATTTAGACGATCAAAAAGCAAGGCAGAATATAGAGCAACAGTCTCAAGCTAATGCTCAAGCTGCTCAAGCAGCAGCACAAGCTGAAATGCAAAAATCACAATCGCTTGCGCAAACAGAAATACAAATAGAGCAAACCAAAGCTCAATTTGAAATGCAAAAAATGGAAAGAGAAGCTCAAATAAAAAGAGAGCTAATGGAGTTAGAGTTTCAATTTAACATGCAGTTGAGACAAATGGAAGTTCAATCTAATACTAAAAAAGAAACAGTAAAAGAAGATCGTAAAGACGAAAGAACTAAAATACAAGCAACTCAACAGAGCGAGTTGATTGAGCAAAGAAAAGGAAAAACTGGATCTAAGAATTTTCAAAACCCAGGTAATTTTGAATCAGCTGGATTTGATAACTTAGGTGGTTTTGGTTTAGAGCAATTTGAGCCAAGATAATTACTAATTATATAATATTTTATTATGGAAGAAAACACTGAAAAACAAGAACAAGTTATTCAAGAGGTAAAAACAGAAGAAACAAATACACCTGTTGAGCAACAAACACCTCCTGAAGAAAAAATTTCTTATTCACAGGTGGCAGAAGATGGGACTTTTAAAGTAGACCTATCAAAACTAAAACAATTTCAAGAACAAGAAGAAAAACAAAAAGAAAATGAGCCCGTTCAAAAGTCAGAAACAAAGGAAGTGGATGTTCAAGAACAAACCGGAATTAGCAAAGCGGTGGGCGAAGAAATCAAAAAGCAAGAAGAAGAAACGCAGAAAAAAGAAGTAGTTCTTGAAGAAGTATCACAAGAAGAGGTTGAGCAACAAGTTGAACAACAAAACTTAGTGGTAGATGAAGTATCACCAGAGCAACCAAAACAGCCAGAGGTTGTTGTGCCAGAAAACTTACAAGATCTAGTTAAGTTTATGGAAGAAACTGGTGGTAGTTTAGAAGATTATACAAGATTAAACGCTGATTATTCAAAAGTAGATGATTCTACTTTATTAAAAGAATATTATAAAAATACTAAACCTCATTTAGATTTAGAAGAAATAGATTTTTTAATCGAAGACACTTTCTATTTTGATGAGGATATTGATGAGCCAAGAAGTATCAAAAAGAAAAAATTGGCTTTCAAAGAAGAAATTGTAAAAGCTCGAAAGCATCTTACTGGTTTAAAGGATCAGTATTACAAGGAAGTCAAGTTGGGTTCTAAGTTGACCAGCGAGCAGAAAGAAGCATTAGATTTTTACAATAAATACAACCAAGAACAAGCTGCTAATAGTGAGATTCAAAAAAGACAAATTGATCATTTTCAAAAATCTACTAACAACGTTTTCGATAATAATTTCAAAGGTTTTGATTTTAATGTTGGAGATAAGACGTATAGATATAATATTAATAATATTCAAGATGTAAAAACTTATCAAAGCGACATAGTCAATTTTGTAGGAGAGTTCCTAGATGAAAATGACATGATGAAAGACGCAAAAGGGTATCACAAAGCTTTATACGCTGGTAGAAATATTGATAAAATTGTAAAACATTTTTATGAACAAGGTAAAGCAGATGCTATAAAGGAGAGCGCTGTAAGCGCTAAAAACATTGATATGTCTCCAAGAACAGCTGCGCGTACTATTGAAGCTGGTGGTGTAAAAGTTAGAGCTATAAGTGGCGATGATATGTCTGGGTTGAAATTTAAAATTGGAAATAAATAACAACTTAAAATTTAACAAAAATGGGATTTAATACGTCTTTGGGGTTACAAGGTTCATATGACCTTACTACTCCATCCCCAGTTGTAAGTAATAACAATTATATTGACTTTACTTCATCTGCAACAGCAGGCTGGGCACAACAATACTTACCAGAACTTTACGAACAAGAAGTTGAAAGATACGGAAATCGTAGGTTAGGTGGATTCCTTAAAATGGTAGGGGCTGAAATGCCTATGGAATCTGACCAAGTCGTGTGGTCTGAGCAAAACAGATTACACATTGCAGTAAAAAGCTCAGGAGCAGCTGGTAGCTCAACTAGTGTACAATTAGAAGGAACATCTGGTACTATATCACTTGGAGCTTCTAATGTCAACTCTTTTAGAGTTGGTAACACTGTTATCGTTACTGATGCAGCAACTGGACTTAAAACACTTAAATGTTATGTTTCAGTTACATCTGGAGCTGCTACTGATGATGGTACTTCTGATATTACAGTTTTACCTTATACACAAACTGATTTATCAGGTGGTGATGGTAGCGCTGTAGCATTTTCTGACAATGAGCAAGTAAATATCTTTATCTATGGTTCTGAATTTGCAAAAGGTTCAGATTCTATGGGAGAAGGAACTAACTCAAAATCTGGTCTTAAAGCTCAGTTCCAACAATATTCTAATAAGCCAATCATTATCAAAGATCACTTTAAAATCTCTGGTTCTGACACTGCTCAAATTGGATGGGTTGAAACTACTGACGAGGCTGGACAAGTTGGTTATTCTTGGTATTTAAAATCTGCTGGTGAAACTAGAATGAGATTTGAAGATTATCTTGAATTAGCTATGGTTGAAGCTGTTGAAGTTACTGTAGCTGCTTCTGGAGTTGATGCTGCTATTGCTGATGCTAACGACGCAACTGGTACTCAAGGTCTATTTGACGCTATTGAGAACAGAGGTAATATCTTTGAAGATCTAGAAGATCTTGCTGATTTTGATTTAATACTTAAGAATCTTGACAAGCAAGGAGCAATTGAAGAAAACATGCTTTATGTAAATAGAGATTTAGCTCTTACAATCGATGATATGATGGCTGGATTAAACTCTAATTATCAAGGTGGTGCTTCTTTTGGAGTATTTTCTAATAGTGCTGATATGGCGCTTAATTTAGGTTTTTCTGGACTTAGAAGAGGTTCTTATGACTTCTACAAGTCTGACTGGAAATATTTAAATGATGCTGCTGGTAGAGGTGGTTTCGGAGATATCTCAGGTGTTTTAATTCCTGCTGGTGTTTCATCTGTATATGATGAAGTATTAGGTAAGAATATTAAGAGACCTTTCTTACATGTAAGATATAGAAGATCTGCAACTGATGACAGAAGAATGAAATCTTGGGTTACTGGTTCTGTAGGTTCTGCTTCTTATAGTGGTACTGATGAAATGCAAGTACATTATCTATCTGAGAGATGTTTAATTACTCAAGGTGCTAACAACTTTGTGTTATTAAAAGAATCTTAGTAGATTACTTTATATTATAAGGCGGTGTAAAAGCCGCCTTTATATAAACCGAAAACTTAAAACTTAAAAATAAAAACTTAAAAATTTCAAAAATGGAAAAATATTTATATTTTAGAACTACAGCTACTCTTGCTGATGATGATGATACTGCTCAATCTCTAGTTGTTAAAGCTAGTGATTTTAGAGGTGCTCAACCAACAAGTGATACAGCTGTTACTCTGTATTTTAATCCAGTTATTGCTTTACATGACGAGGCTAACAATGCTGTCGTTAATAGTGATACTGTTGTATTAAATACTGGCACTAACAATGCGAAACAAGTTTTCAATGCAATAGCTAGAGCAATAGCAGGTGCTAATTTTCAAAATCAAGCTATGATAACTGTAGCTGATGATGTAAATAGCATTTATTTAGATGGTATTGCAACTTGTGGAGCTATTAGTGTAACTGCTGCTTTCTCATAAATCAGCTAATTATTAACTTTTTAAAACAAAAAATATGGCAAATAACATACCGTCGGCTTTGCCGACAAGTCATAAGTATTTTTACTTTAGAACTGTTACAACTTTAGCTACTGATGATGGCGATGTTAGTGATGGTAGTACTATAGAAGATGCGACATCGGTAATTTTACCAGTATCCGCTTTTAAAGGAGGACAACCAACATCTGACACTGCTATTACTTTATATTTTGACCCTGTTAAAAGATTTGATGATAGAGGGGCTAATTCATTTAAAAACAGTGATACTGTTGTTGTAAATACAGATACAAATAAAGCAAAAGAAGTACTAAAAGCTATTTTAGATGCTGCAGCTGGAAAAAATTTCAATTCAAAAGGAATGATAGTTGTAGCTGATGACGTAACTGAAACGTACTTAGAAGGAGTTGCTAGTTGCGGAGCTATTACAATCAATATAGATTACGCATAACAACTAAATTAATTTAAACCAAAGGCGTCTTTTGGCGCCTTTAGGTTTATTTTTTAAACTATTTAATTATATTATATTATGTCAAAAAAGAAAAAAGAAGTATTGGTAGAAGAACCAATACAAGTAAAAGATACATCTCCAAGATGGGAGATGAAAGATAGACAATACTATTTAAGAAAAGGTGGTAGACCATTAACTTATGTTCTACAATCTAAATCAACAAGAAAAAAACCATTATTATGGTGGGACGATAATAAAGGTGTTAATAGAGAGATGAGATACTCTAGTAATCAAAAATCTATTTTTGTTGATGAACAAGATAACAACGTAATGTTAGATCACGTTATATTTGAAGATGGTGTATTATATGTGCCAAAACAAAATCAACCATTACAAAAACTTTTATCTTTATATCACCCTAAAAAAGGTGTTGTTTATGAAGAAAGAGATGATGTTGCAGAAGCAAAAGAAGATTTAATTGATATTGAAACTGAAATGCAAGCTTTAAATACTGCTACATCAATTGAAATAGATCAAGCTGAAGCTATATTAAGAGTTGAACTAGGTTCTACTGTTGATAAAATGAGTTCAGCTGAAATAAAAAGAGATTTGTATTTATTTGCAAGACAAAACCCTGTTTTATTTTTAGATCTTGTAAATGATGAAAATGTTGTACTTAGAAATTTAGCTATTAAAGCTAACGAAATGGGTATTATAACTTTATCACAAGATCAAAGAAGATTTACTTGGGGTGCAACTGATAGAAAATTAATGGAAGTACCTTTTGATGAAAACCCATACAGCGCGTTTGCTGCTTGGCTTAAAACTGATGAAGGTGTTGACGTTTACAAATCAATACAAAAAAGGTTAAACTAACAACTAATGATCACGGCCCTTTAATTAGGGCCAGTGATTATAATAAAATATAAAATGGCAATATCAGTAGATAAAGTATATAGGAAAGTATTAGCTATACTTAACAAAGAGTCCAGAGGTTTTTTAACACCAGATGAGTTTTCTAAAATAGGTTCTCAAGCTCAACTTGATTTACTAGACAAAGCTTTTCATGATTATACTAGAGCTATAACTAAAGAATCTTTTGGTAGAGGTGGACAAGGATATGCTGATATACCTAAAAAAATACAAGATCGTATAGATCCATTTTACGCTAATGCAAGCGTAACATTAACAAGTGGTGTAGGAACTTTACCTACATTTTACAATATTATAAATGTATCTGCAGATAGCAGATTAACAAACATAGAAAGAATAGAAAAATCAAAACTAAGCTTTTTATTATCTTCACCATTAACTGCACCATCAACAACATTTCCAATATATTATGTAACAGGTAGTACTATAACAGTAAATC